ATTTCCGAAAGTATACGGAGAACCGAGAAGCGTTGCCGCCTTTGCGATCACCATATCTGCCGACGGAAACGCAGAGTTTTGAGTCGAGTTGCCTGCTGCATTTGCTGTAATAACTCCGCTCACAGATGAACCGAGCATAGAAAAAGCGCAGAGTCCTGCCATGAACCCTGCGCCAAGCTTTCTCAATATTTTTGATTTTGTTTTAAACATAAAGTACATTTCTCCTTTGATTTCACGCAAAGAAAAAGAGCCGAAATTTCTTCGGCTCTCTCACTTGCATATTTGTTACATATTATCAATAAGCCGATTCGCTTATCGAAATTTCAATTGTATTATCATTTTCATCAAATATTCGGGTTATTTCACCGTATTTATCTGATTTTAAAAATCTGCCGCCCTGTGTATCGAACACATACCATGTTCCTTCCACACATACTAAGTTTGCCATATGACCGTACCAGGCATCCGGTGAGAAAAACGCATACCGACATTCAAGTCCCACACCTTTACAAGCGTACATTGTTGCTGCTGAGAATACTTGACAATTTCCGCTGACGTTCCCTCTGATCCAATTGTAAACAGCTTCGGCTTTTCCATAATCAGAGCCGTTGTGCCCCAATCCTGCACCTATATTGTAATATTCATCGGTTGTTCTTCCGAGCGAATTTACATAATTCAAAACGCTTTGCAGGCTTGTTGTATCTTCAATTATATCTTCCGGCGGTTCAGTCTGCGGTTTTGGTGTAGTCGTAGTCGGCGGATTTGTCACCGCAGGCTTTGCCGTTGTAGTCTGAGGCTTATTGTCAGATGATTGGTTATTCTGTTGCGCACCGTTATTGCTCTGATTGTTATCGGGCGGCGAATTATCGGCCTGCTGACTATTCTGAGCAGGCTGATAATTTTCCTGACCGTTGTTATTCTGAACAGCATTGTTTTGTCCCTGAATTGAGTTTCCCGAAGCACCTGACGAACCTGATTTCTTTGTGGTAGTTACAGTAATACCCGTCGGCTTTGAAGATGAGGATACCGTCTGCGAACTCTTTTTCGTAGTAGTTGTGGCTTCGCTTGTATCCTTTTCTTCTTTTGCCGATGAAGTTTCCGTATCGGTTGTGCTTTCAGAAACCGTTGTCGTAGTAGTTTCCACTTTGGATTCTGTATCGTCTATCTGTCCGCAGGCTGTAAGCAGCAGACTGCATATAGCTAAGATCGTTATTGCTTTTTTCATAGTATCACCCCGATAAATTTGTTTCTTTCACTATATCACAGAGATATATCATAATCCAGTCTTTTCAAAGAAATTCTACCAAAGCAACAAAGTATACAGTATTCTTTTGTGATATATTTCACATTGACATCTCAGGCTCAGGTTCATCCGCAGGCTCGTCGGACATTTCCTCGTCGGGAGTATTTTCAACCTCAATCTCTGTTGCCTGTATCTGCTGAAGTTTGACATCGTAAGCATTCAGAACAGCCTGATTAAGCGCATTTCTCGCCGATTTTGTGACTGCGTGAAAAATGTCCGAATACTGTTTGTTGCCGTCACGGTCTGTGTATGAAGTTGAGGGCATATTTACAAATCTGCCTTTCTCGGTTTCCATTACTCTCAGTCCGTGAACTGCAAACATTCCGTCTATTGTCACGCTGGCATACGCTTTTACCGATGAATCCTGTTTGTCCACAAGTCTGTTGATAGTCGCTGAAATTTTCATCTGCATCACCTGATCCTTTCGTTTATGACATTGTAAATTTGGGTTCTTCCGCTTCCTCAAAATCCTCGGTCAGTTCTTCCGCTTGCTCAAATACAATAACGGGAGTTTCAAATATTTCAGAATATTTCTCGATCTGCTCGTCGGTAAGCGAACAGCTGTCCCATTCGCCGTATTCGTTTTTGCAGTTTCCCGACACATAAAAAGTACCGTGAACGAGACAATCTCCAACCATTCTGTTTGGTTCGGAATTATTCAGCAGAAACTCGTCGTTGCACCAGACAAGAGCGTCCTGCTTTGGTTCGAAATATATCGGCTCGATACAGCCTTCGACCACAGACTGCATAGCATGGATATCGTGCCGAATTTCCGCTTTATATGGTGTTTTGCCGTTCTCCACTACAAGAATTTTCATCATATCATTATGGTCTGTCCGAGTAATATCAAAGTCAATAGGCTTAAATCCAACGCTGTTGCAGAAGTAAAAACCTTTATTTTTGCCCTCACAGACCTCTATAACATTAGAAACGGACATCGACTCGCCGTAATATCCGGGAGGTGTTTTGTCCGAATTGCAGAGGGCAAAAACGCTTTCAAGGCTTTTGCAGTTTACCGTACCGCCGTAGATCTGACGGTATATGGACGAATCCACGCCGCCGTGTGCCTGTGCGTAATCATAATTCATAAAAGCAAGCTTGTTACTGTCCTTGTCGTGATCGATCTGAAATATGCGTATTTTCATCTGCGGAGCTTCTATCTGCGCAAGCCGTTCAACTGCCCATTTTGGAATCTGATCATAGTCCGCAACTCCGCAGAAATCCTCACGGTAAAAATGCGCCTTCTCGCCGTCCGCAAGAAACTGCCCGAACACCTTTCTGCCCGATTTTTCGGGATCGCAGCCAAAACCTCCCGTTGCGTAGAAATACTGATTTATGGGGCTCTTGAACTGCTCATTAAGAATTTCCGGCTTAAGGATCAACAGCTTTCTTTCGTAGTCCTGCGGCTTATCGGAGTGAACGCACTGCTTTTCTCCCACAAGTCCGAGCTTGCTATATTCCTTTCTGACCTCATCGATAAAGCCGTTAAGCACGGCAGGATGAGAATCAACGCAATATTCCCGCATTTCTTTTTGGGAAATATATGGGGGGATAACAGACCTTGCCCACTCCTTATTTTCATGTGAGAAACGTCCGTCATCATTCTTATTCAGAATACTTACCGCCAGCACCCACATTGTGCGGTCATAACCGAAATCGGCAAGCGCTGTCCTGACCGCTGTATCGCTTAAATAATAGCCGTCAAAATTATCCGCAATAGCTTTTTCTATCGCATTTTTACATCGGATATTTTCTTTCTGACTTTCACGGTATGCCTCGATCTCTCCGCTTTGTTCAGCGTTTTCAAAAGAATGTCTATAAAGATAACTCATGATACAACCTCCTCATCTTCATTGCAATAATCCCACAGCGGACAATCACTGCAGTCATCATGCATAGCGCAAGTCCTCTCAATCTCTTCCTCTGAGATACCGCAGTCACGGCGTTCTCTTTCGGGAGCATTTCGCCATATCGTAAGCGTCACTCCGCTATCATCGCACTCCGTTTCTACGCTTACGGGATCGCCGTTTTCATCAAAAAGCCCCGAAAATACGCTTTTTCCGTTGTCTGCCATTACTTGTGCAAAAATTATTTTTTTCATAAAATTATACCTCCAAAATTGTCTGTTTCATCGTCAAACAGCGAAAGTTGGCGAACCGCCCGTAATCTCTCGCTTGTATCGTAATTTGAAATTAAAAGCTCCGCATACTGCGAACCTCCATCGTATCTTTGTGCAAGGTTGTTTATTCTTGAAATTTCCTCGATGTGAATATTCGGTTTGTCCCACAGCTCACGGATTTCGGGACAGTCATTGTAGGAAACAAGGAATTTACCCTTGATATCCATTAGCGAATCTCTGAGCCTAATATGATCCTTGGTTTTAAAACCCACGCCCTTGTAGTAGTTTTCGGTTGCAAAATACGGCGGATCGCAGTAAAAAAAGCTGACGGGGCGATCGTACTGCCTTATCAGCTTTTCAAAATCCTTGTTTTCAACTACTACCTTCTGCAATCTTCTTGCCGCCAAGTCTATCATCGGGAAATCCGACCAAATAGAATGCGGCTGACTTGCAAAGCTGTCAAGTCCACTTGCGTAGCTGTATCTAATAAGCTGATAAAACTTCGCCGCCCTGTCAACATCACGAAATCTGCTGAACAGACCTCGTTTGTGAAGACTAGCAATCCAGTCGAAATCTTCACGAGAATCGAGGACATACCGTAGTTTGTATTTCAGCTTATTCGGCTTGTCCCTGACACAGCGATAAAGATTGGCAAGATTTCCGTTAAAATCGTTGTATACCTCAAAATCCATACCGGGCGGCTTGCGAAAAAGCACCCAGCCCGCCCCTCCGAAAACCTCGATATACCGTTCATAGTAAGGAGGAAAGCGAGCAAGCACGTCGTCCCTGAGAGCTTTTTTCCCTCCCACCCATGACATAAAACTATTCATGTTTTTCCTTTCTGCCGTTTAAAGCCAATGACAGAAAGAAAGTCGCTTTGCTAATTACAGAAGTTTTCTGTCATTGGCAAAACGACTTTAGTTGTTATTTAATTGTGTTTACTTCAACCCTTGATTATAGGGTCAACATATGAAAAAATAATACGTTTCTGTTCAAGATAGCCGTCAGCTTTATTGACCTCGTTACACAGCTCCTTGTACTGCCTTTCCGAAAGTACGGGCTTTGTGGCTCTCAGCATTGCTGGAATACTGCCGAGGCAGAACTTGAAGTCAACTTTAGCTTTAATTCTGTTTGTGTGCATTATCCCATCTCCTTGCCATAATATTTTCTCAGCAGAGTGATCACAAATCTTTGCCCTTTTCCTGTCACAAACGTCTGCTGATAGGTCTTTGTCATAGTCGGAGTTTCAAAAACCGACTCCTTTACGGAAAAATATCCTCGGTCGATAAACGCCTGATAGGGGAGATTATTCGCCATAAGAACGCCTTTTCCTTTGAGCCAGCCGTAAAGCTTGTTTCTGCCGACGGGGATATTTTCTGCTCTCGCAAGCTTTGCCATTGCGTTCATGTCGATAAGATTATCGGTATTTGACACCTGATTTGCAAACTCCACCAGTGGCTGATCGTGACGGATACGCTCGTTCAGCTTTCCTATGATCGTCATTTGAATTCGGAACAGGTCACGGTACGGCTCGTCGAGAAACGGGAGGTAGTTTTCTATAAACATTTCTTCGTTGCTGACGTAGCCGCCTGTTCTCCTCAAAGTTGGTAAAATCGTGGCTGTGACCCAACGCCTGAATTCTTTGGCTCTCGGAAGCTTGCTTGAAAGTACCAGGCTGTAAAGTCCGCTTTCGTTAATTATCATCGTATTCTGAGTACCCGTAGAACACCCGCCCTGAATCGGGGCGAGTGCCTTATCTTCGTTGTCAACATGAGCGTTAATCGCATTTCTTGGCTTAGAATATCCAAGGCATTCCGCAACATCTTTGCCTACAAACCACGGTTCACCGTCTTTTACGACCGTTCTCACTTTGCCGAATTCCTCGTTTTCAAAGATTTTAATTACCTGTTCCATTTGCGTTTTCCTCCTCGTCAAATTTCAGTAAATTTCTTGCAATAGCTTCAACCACATTTACCGTAATTGAATTTCCTGCCTGCTTGTAAAGCTGTGCGTCGGACATACCTGCTTCAGCGACTTTTTCAAACTGCTCTTTTGTAAATCCCTGCAATTTCCAGCACTCCACAGGCATAAGCCTGCGGATTCTGCCTTTGTGTACTATTCCGTGTCTGTCCGTAACCGTGAGCGTAAACATCGGTTCATTAGGTTCTTTTATTCTGCGACCGTTCTGTCGGGTAGTTTCCTTAAATGGGTTGATTATCGCCCTAGGAGCTTCTTCAAGCACTCCCGAACGTTCGCCTTTGTGAGTTTCGTTTGTTACTCCCAAATCCATTCTTGTATGCAGACATCGGGCATTTTCTGTAATCTGCGGATTTTCGTTCAAATCACAAAAAACAGCGGAATGTTCTCCTCTATGATGAGATACTCCGCTGTTCTGACGTGCGGTAACACATCTTGCAATGTCTGTCATCTGAGGATCGGGATTGCAGTCTATGAAATAAAGTCCCGTTTTACCGCCCATGCCGCCCGAACCGCTGCATTGCGTAACAGCCGTGCCGTCTGTGGAATAAACTCTCGAACCCTGACTGCCGCCTATCAGCTGTTCAGGTTTTCTTTTTTCGCAATTTTCCTCATCATTTCCTCCGAAAGCCAGTATTTCTGAGGGATATTTGTCTCCAAGATATCCGATAAGGAACAGCCTTCTTCTTGACTGCGGTATTCCGAATCCGGCAGAGTTAAGCACGCGCCAGCACATACTATACCCCAGTTCAGAAATCTTTTCAAGGATGATTCTGAAACATTCCCCCTGCGATATACCAAGCAGGTTGGGTACGTTTTCAGCGATAAAGTAACGGGGGCGCTTGGCTTCAAGGATTTGGATATAGTTAAAAAACAGGTTTCCTCTATCGTCCTCAAAAGCGAGTCTGCGCCCCGCGACACTGAACGATTGGCAGCACGGGCCTCCAACGAGCAGATCAAAATCCGGCATATTTCCGTAATCGATTTTTGTGATGTCCTCATAAAAAATTTCCCCCTTTGTGTCATACAGCGTTCTGTAGGCTTTCTGTGCGAATCTGTCAATTTCACACCATCCGACGCACTCAAACCCGCCTACTTTTTCAAAAGCCGAACGGAACGCTCCTATTCCTGCAAACGCTTCGAAATATTTTATCATTTATCACCGTTCCTTTCCTTTTTGTAATAAAAAAACGGCTAAGTCTTTTTCAAAACTTAACCGTTACATTGACATATTCATTTCTTCGTTTTCTTCAAGATCTTCCGTTTCTGTAATTTCCTCGCACTCAATATTTTCCTCTGTTTGCTTATCAATCTGACTCTGTTCCTGAGCGATTTTATGGAACTTATCCACATCGGGGATAACCCCAAGCGTTCTTCCGTTATTAAATTTACAGTGCAGAGTACCCGCATCGTCCACAAATTGAACTATGCCTTTAGTACCTGGTGGAATCGGACGGGGATCGTTATCCATACTGTCAAGGCATATCCGAGTTCCTTCGGGATATCTCTGCCTGAGCATTTCTACCTTCTTTTCGTTGTAAATCATATAACACCTCACATCGTCATTCCCATATCGGGTTCTTCGGTCATGTCCTCGGTCTGACTGCTGTTCATTTTTTACTTGATCACCTCCAGTCGTTTTAGATTCCCTTTTTATAGTATATTTGTTATCAAGCCTCCTTTGAAATAAAAAAAGACCGCTTTGTCGTTTATCACATTTCGTGATATTTGACAAAACAGCCTTCTAAACTTTGTGAATGTTTTTTCATAAAAAATCGGCAGGCTTAGAGCAAAATATACTCAAAGTCTGCCGTTATGTTCGATATTTTTTGTTGTGTAGGGTTCGACTCCCTTTTTTTCGTGAAAACTGGTGAAAAGCATCCACGGTTTTACATTAAAATTTTTTGTTTTCTAAATATCAAAAAAGCCCGTAAACACGGGCTTTTTAAGGTGAGTATCCATTTGGTATCACCAATATGGTTGCGGGAGCTGGATTTGAACCAACGACCTTCGGGTTATGAGCCCGACGAGCTACCGAACTGCTCCATCCCGCGATATTCTACTGCTTTTTTACTGCTCTCTCTTGAGTGCTTATTTATTATATCACAAATGAATGTGAATGTCAATACCTTTTTTGCAATTTTTTTATTTTGACTGAAAACTCTTGACTATTGTATCCAAATCGGGTATAATATATACGATATCGGGGTGTGGCGCAGATTGGTAGCGCGCTACCTTGGGGTGGTAGAGGTCGCCTGTTCAAATCAGGTCACTCCGACCAGTATGTAAAAAAACGGCTTTCCGCTATTGTGGAGAGCAGTTTTTTAGTTGAATAGTGCTAAAGATTTTCAAGTGCAATAATTTTTTCATGTAATTCGGAAGCAAAGTTTTCAAGAGCGGACTTCGACCAAATTAAAGACGAGGTGATAAAATGTTAACAGAAGCAGAGAAAAAAGCGGTAGCCAAGTATCACGCAAAGCTTGACGAAATCAAGGTGCGAGTGCCAAAGGGCAAGCGTGAAGTCTACAAAGCCCATGCAGAACGCAAGGGCAAGAGCCTGAACGCCCTTATAATTGAACTACTCGAAAAGGATATGCAGGAAGAAGATTAATCTTCTTCCTGCTTTTGCGTATAGCGAACGGCAGAGCAGACGGCAAAACTTGCGCCTAGTAACTAAGATGTCGAACTGGGAGCCCATTCGTTCAAAAGTTCTGCCCACAGCGAGTTCGACTTTACCACCCGAATGCTTTTGAACGAAAAAAAGAAGCAAAAAACATACACAGGTAAGTATTAATCATCATAACAAGGTACAGAACAATTATCACAAGAAGGGGAATCTGTAAGATAAAATATACATTCCTCACAGTGAGCATAACAGCAACAGTTATCATAATCGCATACCTTATCGGCACATTCGCCATGGTCGGTATTTTCTTTACACCAAAAATTAAACTCTTTCATTTTAAAAACTCCTTTATTATTCAAATTTGAGATTATTCACAGCTTTGCACATTTGGTTGAAATTGCTATGTACATAACGCTGGGTAGTTGTTATATCAACGTGTCCGAGCAATGCTCTGAGGGTTTCGATATCTGCACCGCACTGAATAAGATACGTTGCATAGCTATGTCTAAGCTTGTGCGGGGTGAAATACTGTAAATCAGGATACTTTGTTTTTTGTTGCTCATAGAACGTTCTATAGAGCCTGTTATAACGTCTAAGGGATATTACTGTATGCGTTATAGGTGAAACGAACAGAAAGCCGTCTGAGACGTCCTGAGAGCGTATCTGATTAAGTATAGCAATAGCATTACTATGCAAGGGGATAAGCCTATCACGGCGAGATTTTGTGGTCTGTACAATCCTATCACCGCATGAAGTATGTACGAGTGTCTGACAGACTTTAAGATATCTATTATCAAGGTCAATGTTATCCCAACTAAGGGCGAGAAGTTCACCACGGCGGAGACCTGTCCACAAGTCAAGCTGAAACATTCTGCAGACTCTACTATCATCATCAAAAAGGTGTACAAGATTATCGGGGCTGAAATATTCAGCTTCTTTTTTTATACGTTTTGGAGGTTTAACATAGTCGCAAGGGTTTTTGTCACAATAGCCATTAACTATAGCTTCACGGAATACACGTTTAAGTAAGAAATATGAACGTCTTTGGCGGTCATTACTGTAAGATAGGGTGGATTTAAGACAATTCTGAATATCAATAGGCTTTACGCTCAGAAGCTCCATATCGGCTATATAACCGAAGTGTTTTTGATTTATATAGTAATAGTCCTTATAGCAATCATAGGCTATCACATCAACGCAGTATGCGTTATAGAACATCTCAAACCATTCTTTAAAAATCATAGGACATCATCATTTCCATTCTCTTTAAGATATTGAAGTATATCATTGCAGTTCTTTTCGACCTGACTTGAAAAGGTGAAACTGCTTTCATACTGAAAACAGACATTAGCACGAGGGGGGGAGACTATCGGCAAATCATCTTTGAAATCTGAATTGCAATAGATCTCTTTAGTTTTGCGGACTATGTTCTTGCTACTCCAGAAGAATTTACCGAAGATTTTTTTTACGTCCTTAGTTATGTACTTTGTGACGTAAAAAGCTAGATTAGACATCTGTCCGTAAGTCTGAATAGCTGTTGAGAAACCATAGCGCCAATCAGACACGTTATATACAACAGGCAAATCAGATATATCACAGCCGAGCTTATCACATATATGCAGGCGCTTTATAGTATCTATTTTAAGGGGCTTGTCATGACCCTTTACAAGGCGTGTACCACTATCAACGAACTTAAAATCACAATCATTTATAAGGGCGTGGCAATGTATACCGCCTTTTTTGTGATACTCAGGAACTAAGATATATTTAAGCCCTTTTCTACTAACTGCATTTTCAAGCCATTTTTTCAAAGGCTTTATGACTTCTTTAGGGTTTGTGCGGTCAAGGTTATCACCATTAAAGGTAATAGTAAGGAAGTATTTCCAATCATTTTGATAAACTATATCAAAGATACTTTGCTTTGCTCTTTGAACACTATCGGAACGAACTTCACCGCTTTGTGACTGCTTATCTTTAAACTTACGAGTATCAAGCATATCAAGCATTATGTTTCCGTTTTCGTCCTCATACTCAAAATAAAATATGTAATTTTCACGAGCCGTTTTAAGTTGCTCTTGTCTTGAACGTTCGTCAATACTATGCTCATGCTTGCAGTGATACTCAAATGCAGGGTCTTTAAATATGTGTCGATCAGAACGTGTTATAGTGTAACTGCCGTCACGATATTCCTTTATCTTTGTATTGCACTTGACCTCTTTAGAGGACGTTTTTAGGGGCATTTATATCAACTCCCATTTATTAGGTGAGTGCTTTTTGTGGCTAATATCAAGTAATAGCCACACGCACCGCAGGGCGGCGCAAGCGCTCGCCCCTGCGGTCGCTCGTGGCTATACGCCACGCCTTTTTCGCAGACTTCTGCTAGTCTTTCTATCGTGCATGATGTCACTTGTAACATCTACTCCACGATTAGCAAGAATTTCAGTATCGCTGATATACTCCTTATCAAGCATATTATCAACAAGCTGTGAAGTATCATATAGCTGTCGGCTCTGATTAGTCTGCAAGTACAAACGGCTATAAAGTTTTTTTGGCATATATGACTTATTCTCCGTATACGCTTCATACTCGTCTATATCATAGGTTTTGACCTTTATAAGACGTGTATAAGGGTGACGGAATGTAGCACGGCACGTTGACACTGTAGCCGTTATATCTCGTATCTGCTTATCAAGCAGATTAAAGCGTTGCACTGTAGCAAGTATCATCATTTTGCGCTTTCTACATTGACAAAGGTGCTGAAAAAGCGGTTTAGGGACGGCTCTTTTACCACCTGAGAAATCACGAGAATTAAAGATAGTACCTATCTCATCAATAACCACAATGCAATTTTTAGGAGCGTGCAGGATATCTTGTGCGGAATTAAGCTTATAAATATTCGTCCACTCAGGGAAGTTTTGAAGATTGATATTTGTAAGTATAGACAACTGAGGATAACGCACGCAATAGTTATATGCTATCTGAGCAAGGGTTGACGTTTTACCAGTTCCAAATTTACCGGTATAAAGATGAATACCCCAACCTTGAAAGATAGCGGAATTATTGAAGTATGCACCGAAAAGGTGGTCATACACCTCATAGGTAATAAAGGGCGGTATTTGTTTTATGTAGTCAAATATAATCATAACAAATCACCTACACAGCACTTGCACAACGTGTCATGCGTATCATCACATTATAAAAAAACTTGCAGAAGATACAGAGCATAACCACAGCGAATATAAACGCCATGCCGAGAAGCAAAGCGTCATATCTATTCATGACTTCTTGCGAGAGATCACAGCCCATTGACTTCAAAAGCAGAAAAAATGGATTATTTTCATCAAACACTATGTGTACTTTCATTATCGTTCACCTCACTATCATTAGTTTCAACCGCAGGAACGGCTTTTATTTCAACATCTTCACCAAACATAAGATATTCTATAAGCTGTTTTCTGTTTCCGCTGAACTCATGTTCAGCTTTAAAATTTCTAAGGTCAGTGAAGAAACCTATAACACCGCTTATAGTACAAACCAAAAAGCAGACAACGAGTATAAACAAAACCAAGTTAAGCATTTTTCTACCTCCTAACGAGCCATACAAGAGAAAAAATCATCAATACGGCAAGAACAAAACATATTATATTAACCATTATAATTACTCCTATCGTTTTAAAAGATATATAATGAAAGCAGATGAACAGGATAAAATCATACTGCCGACAATAACAGAACCAAGAGAAAAAGTATAAGAGCCAAAATCAAAAGTATAAGACATACAGAGAGTTAAATTATAAAAGATAGCTTTGAAAGCATAAATAATATCCATACACACCACCTTATTTAATAAGATTAGAAACAGCATTAAAAATATACTGAGAAATGTTACGGCAGGCAGTAAAGCCAGTTGAAAAAATAGTTTCAAGAACAGCGTCAGGGATAAGATAAAACAATATAGCAGATACAAGAATAGCAACTACACGCATAATATACCCCCTTATTGAATGACATACTTAATAAGTGCAAGTGTGAGAAATGTAACAAACCATGCTGTAAAAGTAGCAATAAACCAATCAGGAAGAATACGGATTGAAGCAGTTAAAAACTCAAAGTATGAACTAGAGGTTGAGAAAATAGATGAAAAGTCAGTATAATCAACACTAGCAAAATTTTTAGAAAAAGTATTATCTTTATCATGCTTCTTCTGTTCTTCAAGTGTGCGTTCTTCTGATAAAGTACCGTCTTTATTTACTGATTGATAAGTACCAGGTTTAACAGGGTGCATTGAATAATCAAAAGGGTTAGTTTTAATCATATCAATATCATTGCCCTTGCCGTCTTTAAGAGGAACATATTTAGGATAACTATCAAAACTAAATTTAGCAGTATAAACAGAATAACAATCAGATTTTGAAAAATAGTCAAGATAACCTGTATCATCAGTATCCCATTTATCAACATCAACATAATCTATATTATTAAAGGAAACACCTTTAGGTCCTCTATCAACGCTATAAGCTGATTTAAAACTATCATCAAAAACAGATTGACCGCTTTCAGTAGGGAATAAAGTTTCACAAGTAAGGATAGAATTAAGAACGGATATAACTTCAAACTTTTCTGCATCTATATTTTCAAGAGGTATAGAAAGCTGATATGAAGGCAAGTTTTTTACAACAGCCTGATATTTTTTGTAAGAACAATTTTCAGAAGCAATATCAGATTGCATTGAATGCTTAAAATATTCATTGAAATCTACAGTAAAGTACGGATACAAACCATTAGCATAAACAGCCGTACTAGTTGAGCCGTCTATATCTCCATTATCTCTATCAATGATACTATAACGTTGTTGAGATAGATATGTATAAACACTGTTTTGTGTAACAGTTCTAAGAGGTTTAGAGGGATCTGAAAGAGATATAAAATAAATACACTTAGATTTACCACAGCCTGTTAAATCAAAAACTTCTGCAAGATTTTTTGTACCAAGAATAGCTTCAATACTTTCACTATCAAGTTTTCCAACTTCAACATTTAATTTCATTTCAGCATAGCGCCTAATATACCAATCAAGATAATCTTGATTAAGAGTCAATGTAACATCAATAGACTTTGTTTCATAATCAGAAGTTTTACGTTTAAGATTAAGTTTCAGGTCAGGACTATATGTAACAGAAAAAGGAGCAGGAACAGCGTTAGGGTCAGTAGGTGTTATATCATCGCCGTTGTTAGTTATTTTAATATTAGATTTAAAGATGTGATTAGGATAAGAATGTGATTGTTCATCATCATCAACATATAAAGAAAAAGAAGATACATCAACATTAGCACAATATTCTAAATCATCTATGTCAGAGTTACCATAGTCAGAAACACGAGCCTTAATAAAAGAATTAGTAAAAGATGATGAATAGCGACCATGTGTAAGAATTAATGTATCATTAACCAAAATATCATCAGGAATAAAGAAAATGTAATACCACCAATAATACTGTGAACTATCCTCAGAATATGTCATAATATAATGAGAATTTTCAATTTCAATATTGTTATTTTTTGCATAATCAATCATTTGTGAAAATCGTTTCACACGAATAACGTTACTAGACGAACCACCACCGCTAACATCATCAGCGAATGCAGGAACGGCACAACATATCATCACAACAAGTGCAGAGAACATACACAACACTTGTTTAATCTTTTTTCTCAATTTATCAACTTCCTTTCAAAAAAATTAAGCGGAGCAATTTGAATTACTCCGCTTATGTAAATGGTTTTGCTTATACAGCGTGTCTGAACTTTGCGAAAAGTCCTGCACCTGAGCCGAGAAGAGACAGACCTACAAGAATTGCAATAGGTACATTGCTTGTCATAGCGTCCCAACAAGAACCAAAAACAGTAACGGCATTACTAAGCATTGTTGTTACAGCTTCCATTATTAGCAAAACTCCTTTCTTATTAAATTTTTATAACAGCGGTTTCACCGCTAATTATTTTGTGTTGCGGTGAAGTGTTCCGTCTGCATTGATAACGGTGATATCAACAAGCTGAGAACGTCCATTAAAAATCTGATAGTTCAGCATTACATCACAGCCAAGAAGCTTATTGAAATCCTCAGAATTTCCGTTAAGTCTGATTGCATTTTCGGTCGGTATTTTCAGAGTATCGACCATTTTTCCGTGACAGTCGGGGTTATCAACTTCCTGCAGAAGCTGAAATACTACCTTTTCGGGGCTGTTGATCTGCTTGCCCTCTATTACTCCGTTAAATGCTTTCTTTTTTGTCCAGCCTACAATAGTTGTTTTCATGTTTTTTTCCTTTCTGAGGTTTTTCGGCTTTTCCTCGTGCCTTTTCCTTTGTGTTTCTTTTTCGTGTCCCTTTTGCCCCTGCTGGCGCTGGGGCGGAACGGCAAGCGACTTCATTCGCTTTGCTCATGAATTCCATTGCCTATTTTTTTAACTTAAATTTCTTTTCGCTTCACTCAAATAAATTTAATTTAAAAAAATTCCATGGAACACTTACGATTATCAAATGATTTGCGATAATAAA